AGGCATAGACAACTATGACCTGGCAAGATGGATTGAGGACAACTTAGAGTATGACCAGCTTATTCTTGAGTGTTATACTGGCGGCAACTCTGGATGGATACATTGCAGCTACATTGAAGGCGGTAGAGGTGAGTCGCTTACATATAACAAGAAAGACGGGTATACCCACGGGCTAAAGAAAGATGGCTAGAACACCAGCATGGCAGCGCAAAGCAGGCAAGAACCCTAAAGGCGGTTTGAACGCCAAGGGTCGTGCGTCTGCTAAGAAGCAGGGTATGAATCTTAAAGCGCCTGTAAAGAAGGGCGACAACCCAAGACGCGCAAGTTTCTTGGCTAGAATGGGCGGTATGAGGGGGCCAGAAAGAAAGAATGGTAAGCCGACTAGGTTACTCTTGTCTCTCAGGGCATGGGGTGCAAGCAGCAAGGCTGATGCAAAGTCGAAGGCAGCAGCAATATCCAAGCGTAATAAAACAAAGAAAGGAAAGTAATTATGCCGATGGGAAAAGGAACTTACGGTTCAAAGATGGGTCGTCCACCAAAGAAGAAAGCCGCTAAAGGTAAGGGCTTGACTGCAAAGCAGAAGGCATTGCCATCCGCTTTACAGAAAAAGATTATGAAGTCTAAGAAGAAATAACTAGACTATAGCCAGAGCCATCTCTGTGTTTGAATGATTTGTAAGGGATGTTGTAGTGTCGCGCAGCATCCCTTGCCCTTTCATGTTCAAGCCAGTTATCAAATGTAAGTGATTCACCAACTTTCAAACTCTTTAAGAATGTCCACCTTCCTCTTTTCTTTATTGGCTTGCCCAGCTTTGGCTGCCCACAACACTCGCATCTCTCCATAACAATTTCTCCCGTTTATTGAGTAGCAGATGGGTTGCTTACTCCCAAGCATTACCCATCCACCATCTTTTATATAATGTTTGTGACCACATACAGCGCATGCAATATGCCGTGAATCAAACTTTTTCTTTGCCATCTTCCAGCAGTTCTAAAGCAATCGCGCCATAGCCTATGATGTCTACGAATGAATCTATGTGATTACAGTTCAAACCAAACTCATCCTTGGCTGATAACCTAGATAGTTTTACGGCTATCATAAACGCGCAGACCTGTGTTTCAGTCATCTTGTGGCCTGTAATCATAGACCCCATTTCACTGATTTGCCGAAAGTTATCACCCACCGTTCCATACTTAGACCGTTCCAAGAGTATGTCTTTGCAATGGTCTAAAGCATGAAAGGCAGTCTCCAGATTAGAAAGGGACTTCATCATCGAGTGCCATCTGTGGCTTAGGTGCTGCTGGTGTTTCCATTGACTCGGCAATCTTACGCATGCCGCCCTGTCTTACGTTAGCAGCAATGCTTTCACCGCTTGTGTAATCCTCTGCAATGCGTTCACTGATACTTACATCAATAGAACCATCCTCATTAGCAAAGACAGAGATTTGATGCCGTGTGTCCTTGCTTAGAACAACATCACCTGGTTCCTTGCCTACATAGGGCTTCCAGTTTGAATTGCTATGAGTTGCTTTCTTGTCTGGGTCATTCGCAAAGCAGCGAATAGTTGTGATTTTTCTCAAGGCCATTAGGCTTCTCCTTCTTCATTTATAGGTATAAGTTTAGATAACTTCACGCTTATGTAAGGTATTTCCTGTGATGTATTATTGTTCCACCCAGAAATAATGTATGTCTCCCCACTAAGGGTCATGTAACCTTTCATGTCTGGGCTTTTATCGTTGCCTTTTTTATTGTACGGAAACATTGCCCCGTTCAAGTCTTTGTGTTTGAAAGCCTCCACTTTACTCTCCCGCTGTTAGTTTATCTTCAGCATCAAGGAACAGCTTAACAATGTGCTGCGCTGCCTCTGGATTCCGTTGTTTGATTTCCTGTATTTTAGGCTTCATATCCTCAAACAGAGTATGAACATTATTGACATGCTTCATCTGACGCAAGCGTGATTTCATGTCTTGCCACACGCCCTTGTCGTGCTTCTCGTCAAGTTCTTCACGGGTCATTTCTTTGGGTGGCTCAGACGGGGCCGGAGACTGTTGACTTGGAGGGTCTTTTTTCTCGACAGCCACCGTCTGATTCTGTGCAATATTCTCTGCCTTGCGTGGCACTGCATCCATTTCATTAGCAGATGCATACTCGCCACCAGACAAACCAAGACTAGCTAATGCCCTGCCTATAGCAGATGTCTCTGCATTTTCCAAGGCAGAAGTTGTGTTGACATGGCCTTGCCCTCTTATTTCTTCAGCCATACCAGACCCAACAGTGATGCCATCCTTGTTTGTAACAATGGCTTTGACCACTACGCGGTGTCCATCATCCACAATAATCTTTGTGTCGATACCAAACTCTGCACCAAGCACACGGCGAAACGCCTCGACACGATGCACCACTTGCAGATACATCTTGCCGCCCTTTTGCTTGATAGCGTGGTCTTTATAGTAATCAGCCACGACTGTCATTGCTTGTGTTAAATCAGTCATTGTCATTCACCTCCTCATTGTAGTCCGTAATCGCTTTCATAAATGACGCAAGCATAGTCTTTAGTTCATCAAGGTCTTTCTGCATGTGCGCCATGTCTCGTTCGATTCGGTTCAATCTCTCTTGCGTGAAGTCGATTGCTTGCGCATGTTCCTGTTCTACCTCAGTCATTTGCCCTCTCCAGCTTCTTTGATGCGGCTGCCCCTTTAAGCACATCCTTTGTGTTAGTAATTTGGTCAGAATAATGCTGAACAAATTGTGTTACGACTTTTAATTTTGTGCTGTCTTCAGCATCTTCGCAGTATTGTGAATCAAGGCCAAAATATATATTGTTTTTATCAGCTATTGATTTAAGCCTAGCCATTAACAGGCAACTTCTTGCCCACTCCAGCAATTCATCAATATCTATGTCGTCTGTAAAACTCTCAGTGCTATCCCAAAAGTGATACTTTGACCACACCGTAAGCATTTGAAACTCATCCTTTGTCATCTCCATCTTAATCATACTTACCCTTCCCTTTCGGCTTACCAACATTAAAACCCTTGTTCACTTTAGTCTGGCTATAGTTTTTTTTCCTAATAACCCTACCCATAGCGTCAGTCTTGACGTTTACCTCTGGTATTCTCAACGCCTCTTTTATCTCATCCCTAGTCGGTACTTTCATTCCACCCTCCAAGTTTGTTTAGCAATCTCAAGTATCTCAGGGCCATGCCGCTGCGCTATCTCTGCAAAGTCAGGTGCAACCATACCAAACAGGTTCTTCCAATTGCCATTAGCAGCTTTCATAAGGTTTTGTATAGTCAACCACCGCTGCGCTATTCTTTCATAAGCTTCTTCTAATGCGTCAGGTTTAAGCATGTCGCAGTTATCAGGTGTGCATAGGTTGTAGCCCTCGCCAGTAACAAACAGCAAGGCTGGCACTAGGCCAGTGCCTTTCCAGTACACCGCCTGCTGCGCTACCTGATTCCAGGTGGGTTCAGTCTTTGGTTTCGGTATACGCCAAGTCCTTGTGCCATCTTTCTTGGGCGGGTTGGCTACAGGCAAGCTGCACTTTAGGTCAATCTGTCTTGTGTCATCAGCATAATCCAAGAACATAATGGTAGGTATGTCTAGCCTGTCATCTTTGAATACGCGCTGGTATTCGCCCACCATCTCCACGTTCTTGCCAAAGTATTCTTCCGTGCCTCTGACTGCATGACCTATCATTTCTGGGATAGCTTCCTTGCAGGCTTCAAACACTTCCATGTCCTTGCCATTATCCCATTTGATAGGCTTGTATTCCATGTACTCTGTCATGGCATGTCTTACTGCCTCGCCTAGTGTCAAGCCCTCTTGCTGGCCTCTGACGGGCGAGTAATCATGCAGCCCAAAGTAATGGTCGCAGCCCTGTTGTACTATCTGCCCTGCCCTTGGCCTAGCTGACATTGGGAACTGCATCTTGTATTCTTTGCGAATGTATAGTTTGAACAGGTTTTCATAAGTGGATTGCGTACCACCTGATGCGCTGTTGTGATAACAACCGAAATCTTTTCGATAGTCTGGGATTGTGTACTCAGTCATTTTGTGAGCCTTTCCCAGCCATGCAATACTTTATGGCTTACTTTTTCGTACTTTTTTTCTAAACCAGCTATCTCTTTTAATAACCTAACAACCTGTTTTTCTTTATCTTCTTTGATAAAAGCCAAAGCTGCCATATGAGCTTGCGCTGCGTACTGTTCGCCTTCAGTTAATTTACGTTTCATTTGACCCTCCATAGGACTTTCTTACCAACCCATTGCCAATCTGTCAACCAAGCATCCTGACATAGACAGCCTCGACTGCCTTAGAATGTTCGATGTCCTCTCCAATGACTTTAAGAGTTGCCTTTGCTGACAAAACTATACCTCGGCAGCTTTCCCAATAGTCAGGGAATGTTGTGTCGGCATACATCATTGCCCTACTTCTTAACTCAGCCATAGCCTCGTTCTCTGTAGCGTCTATGTAATAGTGGTTCTTGGTTTCCTTGATAATGTCTGGCGCGATACAATCGCAATCAACATGGTCACGATAATAAGTTTTCGGTATACGGTACTGCTTTGGTTTTTCCACGTTACCCTCCATGAAAGTGGAATATGACTTATAAATGACTCTACCACAGTATTGACAGTCTGTCAAACACTAATTATTCTAGGGGCATGGACTTAAAACAATATTTACAGACAGAACGGCTGAGTATGGGTAAGTTTGCTTATAAATCTGGGCTGTCTATCTCAGCGGTGTCGCGGTTAGTCAGGGGTGAG